CGGATTGGAGTCCTACTTAGACAAGACTCGACGAGGGAATTCTGAAGAGTATCGTACTACTTTTGCCAAAGGCAAGAAAGTACAACAAATTCTGAAAGAGTGGAAGGGCACACTCGACCAAATCGAGAAAGAGTGGCCTACTCTATTGGAATTTGAAAATGACCTCGCTAAGAAGGTCGGTCCAATGTCAATTCAGAAACCTTTAAAGGATAGAATTAAAGACATTGAATCTTACTATGAATCTATTCTCCTTGATTCAAAACCAATCTCTCATTCTGCAGAAGCGGCAGTTTTGAGGGAATGGGTGCAAGTTAGGCGGCTTGCAACCAAGGACGCAAATGCAAGTAGTTGACAGAATGAAGAAATCAACTTCATCTGGTAGTCCATTCTTTACTAAACGTAGAGATGTAACAGATAAAACAATGCCATGCTCTATGGAAATCAAGAACAAGGAAATTGTTCAACATTTACCTTTGCATGACTATTTATCTTGTGCAGTATTAGGATGGAGAGGCCAGGAAGGCGGTCCAAAACCTGCAGATGTTAAACAAAGAGTAATTTTCATGTTTCCTTACTCTGTAAATATCTGTGAACTACAAGTCTATCAACCAGGAATTGAGCTTGCACAAAGATATAACCTGGTCCCTGCTTGGGTTAGCATGGAATCTGTAGATGAAAGAATTACCAAACTTTTTGATACAAAGAGCCCTAAAGATTTGATAGTTTGTACCGACTTTTCAAAATTTGACCAGCATTTTAATGGTGTCATGCAAGAATGCGCAAAGAACATCATAACTCAGCTTTTGAATGATTCAGCTGAGAGCCGTTACTGGTTAAAAGAAGTATTCCCAATTAAATTTATAATTCCTCTAGTTATTTCAAATCATGAAATAATTTATGGTAAGCATGGGATGGGTTCCGGAAGCGGCGGAACCAATTTTGATGAAACCTTAGTTCATCGAGCTCTTCAATATGAAGCAGCACAATCAGTTCATCAACAATTAAACCCAAATTCACAATGTCTTGGTGATGATGGCATTTTATCATATCCAGGAATTAAAGTGGAAGATGTAATGC